TGCGTATGCCCTCTGAAATACAGCGTGACCGGAGCATAGCTCGTGGAAACTTTTGCCATCCCGATCCTGGTTTAACAAGTCCGATACTTCTTGCTTGCTCAAGTGTCCATGTAATAACAAGTGAGCCACCGTTTGGATGGCTGAATGTTCCTGTGACTTTTTCATCTGTATACACCTCCCAGTTAACTTTTCCACCGGCTGCCTGAAACCGAGCCATCATTGCATCGGCTTTGAGAGCAGGACGGCCTTGAATAACGTGATAATCCCTTGCTGCCGTGGCAAAAGCGTGGCCTTCAGCCTGTGCGACCATGCCGAGAGCCAGCACCTGATTAACGTCTGTTAGGCCGAATAGTCGGCTATCTGCAATAGCTTTGGCCATCTGTTGCATCTCTTGAAACGGTACGATATTGCTCATGTAAACCCCTAATAATTGCCAAATTGTTTAATAAACCTGCATAACTTTTGTATTACTTAACTAAGAAACGGCGTGAGCCTGGTTGCTGCACCACGAACTGGTCGTACAAATCTTTGTAGGCCGTCTTAAACAGATCAGCCGAGAAACGCATAGATGGCTTGGCAGACTTCCAACTGACTAACGTCGAGCCATCCACAGAGCGAATCTCAGCCTTGTCTTGCATTAGGTTGCGTATCTGTAATTCCACGGCATCCGCTTTGCCTTCAAGTTCTTTAACTTGCGCCTTAACCTGTCGCAGATACTCAATGGCTTGTTCAACCTGTTGAGTAGCCACAATAACTGTGTCCGGTGATGAGACTGGGTAGACAAGTTTGGTTTGCTCAACGGTTTCGGGTGTGGGCGTGTCTCCGCTAACCACGAAAGCCCACAACTTAGCTTGCGCCTTAATGAACTCTTCTTTCTCACCGTCACTAAACTGAAATGCAAACGTCTGGAATTCTTGCCCTCCAAACAGGACAGCGAGATGTACTTTTGAGACGTTATGTACAGTAGCTTCGTGGAGGAGTTGAATATAATCCGCTTGTGGGATTCGATTCTCTTCCGGATCAAATTTGTTCCGAACTGCGGCGTTATAGTTCTTCGCCTCGACAAGTGTTGTTCCATCTGCGCTAATGAAGTCGAAATGACTCTTGAGCCATGCTTCCCGTGAGTGCGTGAGCGAATAGTCGGCATCTTTTAATTCCAATCCAAGTCGGTCTTGTGCGAGGCGGCCAATCAACGGCTGCATGATGTGCCCCATTTTGACGGGTTCTAAGTCACTAATATCTTCGCGTTCGTGCTTACCCTGTTTGATCAGGATGGCCTCAACAGCACGTCCATTAGCTGCCATACGGCTATCACCAGACCACCAGGCTGCATTGCGTACTGCGGGTGCGAAATCGTCTCTATCGTTCATTTTGAGTGTCCTCTTGCCTTGTCAATAATTCGTTGAAATGCGTCACCGTGACTCATGCCTAATGCTTTACCGATTAGCGCAAGAGTTTCGTCAATCATGTCATCAAATTCGATGGGTGCTGATTTTTTAAGTATTTCCAATGTTGATTTTGCATCCTCCAGAGCTTCAATATCTGCGCTGTTGACTTGCCAAAGCGAATCAATATCTGCTTCAAGTTCGGTGTTTACGGTGATAGAAATGGTGCCTGATTGTGTTGGAGTTGGTTGCTTCATTTCTTGAGCATATAACTCTTGTAACCGCGCTAACTGTTCAGCCTGGTCATCAACTAAAGCCCGTAAACGTGTAATTTCTTCGCTTCGGCTAATCATTAACCTTTCAAAACCTGTAATTGCTGAAATCATTTCGTCACCTCAAAAAACATAAGTTGTTCTGCGAAAAATAACTTTGCGTGTATGCGACTTCATAAATACGCCGAGTTCAGGGAAATACCAAAACTGTTTACGGTAGTGACGCATCTTCATAACGACCCCGTAAGTTTCAGAACAAAAAAGCAAGTCAACATCCCGACAATGTAACCAAGCACAAAATAATCAAATTTATCGGTCATTTCGTCACCTCCAAAGTGTATTGCGCGACAACTTTGCCGTCTGGCAGAATGAGTGACTTAGTCTTGATGTCGTGGCCTTGTGAGCGCAGCTCTTTAATCCTGGCGGCTAATCTGAAACATCCGCATCCCTCTAAAGCCTCGATGGCCGTGAGGGGGCGGTGCTCCAGAGCCTGAAGTATCCATTGGCTCTGGCTCATGTTAGACCTCTTCTTTTAGTTCAAAGTATTTAGCTTTCTCACCGCAGCCAACATGATTCCACGAACGCTCAGATTCAGCGAACATATCAACATATTTCATAAGGCCGGTGACTAAAGACATACCATCTGGACGATGGCATTTGATGTCTTTCAGATGTTTGCAATCTTTGCAAAGTTTGACGGGTTCGTTCATGGTATTTCCTCTAATGCTAATGGGTTGAACAACGAATACTAATCACTACAGGTACTACTTTAAACTATATCTTTCAGTATTGCAAATGCTATGTTGTATTTTAGCTATTCTTCTCCTTGAGCTTGGATTCGATGGCGTGTGCAATTGCAAACATATCTGGTCTTGCCCAACAAGCAACAACGTCATCATCCGTCAGCCCGACCCATTGACGTTTGGGTGCTTCATAAAATTGTGAGTGAATAATTTCATTACCCCTTCTAACAATTAGGTGCATACCTTCTTCGATTACATCCGTGCCAATATGTAGAATATTTATATCCTGCTCAGGCTGATTCATCGTCACCATGCCAGACCCCTTGGGATATAACGTAAACGGGTCTATATTTGTATCTGCACCTGCGTCAGTTAATTTAGGCTCTTGCTCAGGTAAACATCTAGCATCACAAGTCACACAACCTATACCATTACAATATTTGCAATGCGTATCTTGCTCAGGCTTGGCTAACTCTGCTTCAAGGGCTGCAATCACATCTCTTGTTTGTTGAAATTGAAATGTTTGTTTCAAAGCATCCAACGCTTGCTGCATAATTTCACGGCTCATATCTATCCCCTAGTTAAATGTGTATATACTGCCTTTGCTCTTCCCGAAAACCCCCCTACCCCACGACAGGATAAGCGAGTATCGGTTCTTCCCCCATTACGGGATACGCATGGTAACCATCGGCTACACCCCTAGGCTTGCGTATTCAACCAGCCCCACGGATTGTTACGGATTTGCACCGGCTCACATAACCTCTGTGGCTTACCGTGTATCTCTTTTCTTGGTAGCAGCGAAGATACGCCCATTGTTAACGCAACCAGTACGGTTAACGTAGAGGACATAAAAAAACCCGTTTTACTCAGCATCTTGGTAGAAACCCCTTCACGGGGCAAGACACTGAATGAAACGGGCTTTGATCTGTTGTTTTCTACGACAACGCCACAACTATATCATAGGTTTTTATTTAAGCAAACCCCATGCTGTTCTTGCCACTTCCGGTACTTGTCCATTTCCAATGGCTTTAAGTCTGTCCACCCTAGCGGCCACCCCATTAGCCACTCGACCCACGTTGGGTTCAACGTCCCACCAGCCGGGTCTTGTCGCACCTCTGGATGATTGCCCAACATCTTCTGCATTTTCCCCGATGGTTTCCCGCAAGCATCCTCGTTGGCTGTCGGTGTAGGCCACAACTTGACTTTCGTTGGCAAATCCAGCTCTTGACCCGTGTTGCTCCTGCCGCTGCTCCCCTTGTGATCCCGTGCTTGAGGTGTCGGCCATATCGGCATCTTGCCGTACACAACCTGTTCCCGTAGGTTCATTGACGCATAACTGCGACCTGGGCGAGATTTGTTGTTGTATTCCATGATCCGATCCAACTTTTTGGGTGCTAATCCCTCTAAAGTGTTGGGTGTTGCCCACTCCAAACGTTTCTTGAGTGCTTTGCGGCTGTTGCTGCCCCCATCCATCCCCGTGCTGCATGGTGTATGGAAGAAAGTGTCGTTGTTCGGCTCTAATCCATATTCTTTCTCGCTTATGGTTTGCACCAACGTCTGCTGCGGATACAACGCCCCATCTTGCATCAAACCCCAGCGCGGCAAGGTCAGCGAGAACGACTTCAAGTCCTCTAGTAACGAGCATTGGGCTGTTTTCCACATAGACGTACTGTGGTCGTACTTCGCCAATGATGCGAGCCATGTGTTTCCACATTCCTGATCGGCTGCCTGTAATTCCTGCACCTTTTCCTGCGGCACTAATGTCTTGGCATGGAAAGCCTCCAGATACAACGTCAATAATTCCTCGCCACGGCTTTCCGTCAAAGGTTTGTACGTCATCCCAAACCGGGAAAGGCGGGAGAATTTTGTCATTTTGTCGGGCGCACAATATGCTTGCTGGGTAAGGTTCCCACTCAACGGCGCAGACTGTTCGCCATCCAAGGAGGTGTCCCCCAAGTATTCCTCCACCAGCACCTGCGAAAAGAGCCAACTCATTCACGATTCCTCCTTATTAACGCTTCGAAATATCCACTCGCGTATGCTTTTCTAAGGGTCACAAGGGACAACTCACTACGGGACAGAGAGTCGATCCATTCAATTGCCGCAGTATTTGCCAATAAATAGGCTGCTTTCACCTTATCGGCTCTCTGTGTTTGTTCTAATTGTTGCCAGGCTTCTTCCTCTGCATCAGTACCTTGCAAGGCGCGCGCGTGGGTAATTTTCTCTATGTGCTCACTCATCATTGCCCCTTAGACAGATGGCTACCATCAACAGCACCACAATGGCCACATAAAACAGCATGACATAGTCGTAAATGTTCATTTAATCCCCTAAGTGAAATAGACGTTTTGAGACGTTAAATCATAAACTGATACTTGGATAGTCAGGACGATAAAAAAGGCCACTAAAGGCCTTTAAATCGATTCTAGGATGGTTTGTTATTGAAAGGATTCTTGCAATTGATCGAACACCGCGGTCATGTAACCATCTTTATAGTCATAACGTAAAGAATCCCCAAACGGTGGTGAGCACTCTAGGCCTTGCATAGCATCGCTATACCCTTGTTCATATGCTGTCATAGTCATAGTGAACCCCTAGATAAACAACGATAAGATAAAAGCCACGGCCATTAAGACCAATGCAAGAGAGTCGAGTAGTATTGCTTTCATGTCATACCCCATTTTTAGCGATCAAATTGAACGATTTAAAATACTCGCAAGCACCACGGTAGGTATCGCAGCGCATCTTGTCGAGCAGCTCACCTGATTGCTTATAGAGCCTGACAACATACCAACCATTCTCACGTTCAAATGTTGTGTAATTGCCGTTTTTATGTTCTTTAATTTTCATGCTGTCACCTCTAAATTACGAATTTTGATAGCCAGCATCTGCAAAGCGATGTGATCGGTAGCCCTAGCCATTCCAACAGAGTAACGAATCAGTACAGCCTTTTCATCTCTTGTGATCTCTGGTATAT